TTGTTTCTGTTGGAGCACTGCTCCCTCCTCCTCCTAATGACATTATGCTTTCTCCTCAAATTGAAGTTCAAAATGAATATTTTCTTCTTTCCAATTACTATCTTTTTTTGTAAGCCAGTGTGAAACACCTTTTCTACCAGTAGCTTCAATTCCATTACAATCTATTTTTTTTGCCCAATCAGTTAAAATTGGTCTTACTATTTCCATCCAATCTTGCATATTTTTTCCACCTAATTGTAAAATATTTAACATTTTTAATCCTGTAGGATAATAAACTTCATTAGTAACAATACATCCTTTAATTAAATCTTCTTCTGTGTTATATATAATCCATAATTGGACCTGATTATCTATTAGTTGTTTATAAATAGTATCAATAGTATGTCTGCCATTTGACCGCTTACATGATCTTTCTAAAAATTTATCTATATATTTCCAAACTAAATAAATATCTTTAGGAAGAACTGCAGAACATTCTATTTTTTCATGTTCTTCCATTTCTATGCGTTGAGCTACTTGATTCATGCTGGTAATAGTCCTCCAGCATTGGCTAGTTTAGGTGCTTGTTTAGTTGTACCTGTTTTCTTTTGTCTTACTCTATCCATCATGTCATAAAGTTCTTTAGAACCAGCATCTGAACTACCATCACCTAACATTGAAACTACATCGGCAGGTACAATAAATTCATCTTGAGATACAGCAATTTTTTCTTTATTGCCTATAGTTCCCATAATGTCATCATCCATACCACCATTACCAACACCTTCTATTAGTCCTGATGTTTGAGCATTAGGCACAAGTGATTGAAGAATTTGTTCTCTTAGTTGAGTAAAGGCTTCTACACCATACTTATCAACAAATTGATTAACTGCTTGTTGATTATCAGATTCACCTAAAATAAACATAGTCACTTCTTGTATAAGAGGGTCTTGTCTAAAGTTATCTACTGGTGGAGACATTACTTCTGTTTGACCTTTATTAACATATTTAGTTATACCACCAGCTTGTCTACCAATGTCTGACATTTCATCTCTATAAAAATCTTGAATATCATCATAGTCAAAAAAGTATTTACTATATTGATCTCTTATATCTTGCACAGCATCTCGATCATATGCACCATAAGGAGAATCAGTTAAAAGATTACCAGCAGAATCTGTTGCATTATAGATAGAAAAATCAAAATCAGGATCACCGCCATAATCACCTCCGCCAATGTCAGTATAATCAGAAGTATCNTCACTATCATCTGTTGGAGACATACTTATTGGTTGTACTGGATAAGGATTATAAGCAGATTGAACTAAACCTTGGGGTGCAGAACCTGTATATGCTGCATATGGGTCTATAGCTGTTTGTGGTGCAAACTGTACGCCTTGTGCTGTACCTGCAACAAAGTTGCCATCTGCATCATAACTACCTTCATAGTCGTAACCACCTTTAGTTCCTGTATAAGTATCTGCTCCTAGTGTTGGAGCTGATCCACCTCTTGTACTTACTGATGGAGCATTAAGAGTATCAGGTCTAAAATACATTGTTTCAGGTGCAAATCCTGCCATAAAGTCAGGGTTTACTGCATATTGTGTTTTGGCTGGTGCGTAAACTTGTTTTTTTGATTCATAATCATAATCAGTATCACCGCCATCTTTAAATTGTGTCATACCGCCATATGCCATTTGATTAGCTTCTTCTTGTTGTATTTGTGATGCAACTTCATTTGCTCCTTGTTCATCACCAGCATCTTTTCGTTTTTTATATGAGTTATATAATTCTCCTAATAAAGAACCTCTAAAATTATTTTTAGCAGCTATTCCTGCTGCACCAAATATTAATTCTGGATTATTATTTAACATTCCAAGAACTCCATAATCTCCGCTAAGAGTTTGTTCAAGCAAACCACCACCTTGAAACTGTGTTAATCCTCCTGATGCTGAATAAAGCATAGCTTCAGGATTATTAGCATACATTCTTCTTTTGCGTTCTTCTTCATCCATTTCCATTTGTCGCATTTGTTCTTCAAATANTTCTTGNGAGTTTATAACTCCTCTTGCACCTAATGCTGTACCTGCAACCATACCACTAGGAGTCATAGCTGCATTTGCTAATGATTTAGCACCTGCATCAAAATTAAAAGCACCTTCAGGTCCTTGGGTAAACATTCTTTTTCCTGCATCAAAAAAGTTAGATGGTGCTGCAGTAGGTGTAACAGTGCTTAGAGCTATATCAGAACCTATTGTACCTGCTCCACCACCACCTGTAGCAAGAGTTCCTGTACTAGCACCAAACCCTCCACCTGCACCAGCCGAACCAGCAATAGGTGTTGTTGTTGGAAGTGCTGCTGGAGCAGTTGCTGCAGGAGCTGCTGTGTTCATAGCACTTGTTCCAAACCCTGCTGTTAAACCAGATAGTAATGCTTTAGAACCAGAGCCACCTGTTTGTGCATATGTAGCTAGACCTGCTCCAATACCTGCTGCTAATGCAGGAGATAATGCTGCTGCAGTACCTGCTCCTAATAAAGCAGTACCAGCCATTGATCCTAAGATTGGTGCAAGAAAAGGTAAAAAGGCTTCAGGTTGTCCTGTTTCTGGATTTATTGTAATAGGCATTGCTTGTGCCAAGCCTTTAACTTCTGCTGGATTTACATGGAGAAGCATAGAGTCGCCATAACGACCTTGATTAGCTACATTTTGTGTTTGTTCTTTTATATTCATATTGCCACCTTTAGCATATCCTGTTAAACCACCTTGATTAAATTGTGAACCATAATTAGGATTCACTGCTGTTGATAAAATTTCTTTAAGTCTTGGATCATATTGATATCCTTGTAATTCTGGAGCAGGTCCATATACATCTTGTTGTCGTAAAAATTGTTCTGCTTCTGGATTATAAAATAATCCTTCAGGACCACTTAAATAGCCTGATTCTTCATCAGGATAAAAATTCTTTAATCTATCTCTTGTAGTTGTTGTATCAGGACCTACTTCACTTGAAGTTGTTGTTGTTCTATATCTTTCTTGATCATTAGCAGGAATATATTCTTGACCTATTGTTCCACCTGCAAAATCAGGTATTTCAGGATTAAATCCATATCCAGACTGCATCTGTAATTCTTGAGTAATAAAATCACTAAATGGTTTTGATTTATCTCTTGCATAAAAATCTAATTTAGGAGCTTCATTATCAAATACAGTATCTACAACTTTAAATTTTAAAACATCATTAACAAGTTTTTTTCTTGCATTAGCTCTATAACTTTCATATTCTTGAGCAGATAATTTTTCTTTTTGTTCTGCTAAATCTACAGACATTTTTTCAACTTTATCTGCTATTTTTGGATCACTCATATTAAGTTTAAAACCAGAACGAGGGTCTGGATCACCAAATGCTCCAACTTCAATAATTAATTTTTTATCATCATTTGTTAAATTAAAATCTGTTTTATCTTGTAATAATTTATTAATAAAACCAGCACCTGTAAATTTATATGATTTAATTAAAGGATTATCTTCTTTAAACATACTAATTGCAGAAGCATTTATTGAAATAGGCTCAATTTTAGTTGCAACATAATTTAAAAATTCATTAAATTGCTCTGGATTAATATCTTTTTTTTCTTTTGCCACTATCTTTCCTCTGTGGTTTCACAGCCAAACATATTAAAACTCATGTCGACTGCACTTGTGTAAACTTTGATAACATCAGTTTGATTTAATGTTATACCTAAAACGATTGCTAGGGAATCATTAGCTGCTACTGATTTGTCATAATATAAGTATTGTTTATCATCAGCACCTGCTCCAGATACATGAACACTTAGTCTAAAAGTGATAGCAGAACCTGTGCGATTTGCTGCAACAATAGAACTAACTGTTGTTTGTGTCATATCTGGTACTGTGTATAACACAGTAGTTGTAGTAGCTGAAGGGTCTAACTGTCCTAATACTTTAAGATTATCAGCCATGTTTCATTCCCATAAGTAAAAATTGTTGTCGTCTAGAAGCCTTGCTTATAGTAGTAGACTTCATTCTATTAATTAGAGTGATTTTAGTATTGATTTCTTCAATAGCTTGTTCTATCAATCTGCGTGTAACTGCTTCATTATTTGGATCAAACTCTTGACTAGGTAAAGGTAATGCTATCGTTTTGATATCAGCCATTATCTTTTACCATCTGGTCTAATTTCTAGTCTAAGGTCTCCTGCTCTCCAACCATAGTCACTAGATGAGTTTGATATCCTAACTGCAGCTTGTCTGCTTCTAGCTCTAGTATTAGAAAATGTAGAGTTAGGTGTTACATCAATTGTTTGTAATGTAGTTAGGTCTTGCAGTGGATAGTCTCTACCTTTGATTGTGTAAGTAACACTATCACTTGTACCTTGTTGATCTCTAAACTGTACATCAGGTATGAGTTTAGATATAAAAGTAAACCTTTCGCCATCTGGCTCTAAGTCAAAGTCACTTGACTCTATGTATGCTGTAAAGTTACTGCCATCATTACCATGACCTTTTTCATGATTGTAAACATAGTTAAGGTTGCTTGAGTCATTTTTACTTGCAGCTATAGGATATTCTAGTATTGATGCTTGATCCCATGCTGTTCTAACAAAGTCATCATCAGTTGTGCCTATGCTCCAAACATTTTCAAGATAGTTATATAAAACATACTTATCTATTTCTGTATTAGTGCCTGATGGATAAAACCACATTACTTCGTTGGCAATATTATTAACTGCAGCAAACACTTTAAATGANTGNTCTTGGTTTAAATCAGACAAAACATAGTCTAATACTGTNCATTGTATTTTTTCAGCAGAACCTGAGTAGGAATAAAATCCACCAACATCCATAAAATAAACTCTGTTATTAGCACTTACAGCAGCATTAGGTCCTATAAGGGATGGACCTTCTGCTACTTCTGTAAATGAAAAAACAAATGGTTCTCCAACAAAACGCATAGAAACTATACCTACATCAGTCCATATAAGTGTTTCTTGTCTTGTTCTAAGTGCTCCAATAATTTCAGAACCTGATGATAGTTGTACGCCACCAGCTTGATTTGTTGCTGTAGGAGTCCAATCTACTGCACTTTCTCTATCAGAAAACCTTACCAGTAAAGGGTCTATTGTGCTTGAACCTATTGGATTACAACCAAATGCAACACAATGTTTATCTATATCAGAAGTCATTATTTGTATAACTGCTGTAGGTACATCACTTGCACCTGATTCTGCTGACAATAATGTAGCTCTAGTGCTTAAACCATCTGATTCATCCCAAAAGTATATTGGTCCACCTCTAGGTGCAGCAAGAGTATCATCGCCAAAATTATCTATAGTCCATAATCTAAGTTGATTCGTTAAAGATAAATCAGCTTTTGAACCCCATGTTCCAGCACCCCATGTATTTACACCCCAACCAGTAGAACGAACATAAACATCTAATCCTGAATTAATTTGATATACACCATCGACTCCTGAACCACCATTACCTGAATCACTTGCATTAGCAGTAACAGTATCGCCATCAGTATCTTTAGCAGTAAATGTATAAGTATCTGCACTAGGTACAGAATCAATTTGATATTCTTGATTTAAAACATCTGCTGTAATTAATCCACCTAAACTAACAGCTTGTGCAAAAGTAACAAAATCTCCTGTAAGTGCTCCATGTGCATCATCAGTAGCTGTAATAGTAGATGAGCCATTGGTTGCTGCAAATACAACACCATTAGTAGAAGTAGCTCTAATAGGATTTATATCGTAATAAACATCTCCATTAAGNACATATAGTTTTTGATGAGTGCCTAATATTACAAACTGATCGCCATCAATAGCCTTATATGGATATAGTTTTCTGCAAGTNCCAATAAAACTTTCATTAGTAAATTTATCCCAACCGCCTATGCGTTCAGGTTTACCTTTACGAAATCTTACTTTGTCAGCATCAAACCAACCATACTCATTGCTGTAGTTAGTACCTTCTTTATTAATTCCAGGTCTAAAAACATATTTAGCTAAAGGCATTACACTTCACTCCAATCTTCACCTTGAAATAAAAGAGCTTCNGCATCTCTTCTTCTTACAAGACCTTCTAAAACTTTACCACCTGCTTTGTTCCAACGCTTGATTTGATTTGGTACTTCATCCAAATCTTTTTCATTAATTTTCTTTAGCATTGTACTGTTATTAAGATTAGTAGGACCTAAATTATATGTCCATGCTACTAAAGCATCGAATTGATTTTGTTCTAAATCAACTTTAACTGCATCATTTACATATCCACCATATTCATGTAACTCTTCTTCAAGCCAAGCATCAGCTTGTTCTTGTGTGCAAATATCACCAGCTTGTACATTTTTAGTTCTTCCATAAGCTATAGTTAAAACATTTACAGCATCGTAGTAGGCTTCTAATTCACAGCCTTCAAACTTTTTAATTAAAGATATTCCTTCGTTTGATATGTTCATTTATTTTCCTGTGGTGTAGTAACTTTTCTATAATATACAACTACTTCTTGTAACTCACTGATATAGCGTTTTAATTCTTGTGTATTGTATGCCATTAACTCATAGTCAGGTACTGACATAGCAAGAAATACAACATGACCGCTTTCTTTTTCTATGCGTGTTAAAAATTCATCTATATTTTTATCCGAAACAACATACCAATGTGGATCGTTTAAAGATATTTCACGAGGCATTACTGGCTGTACTATAGATCGTTCTATAGGCTTAGAAATAATTTCTACTTGTTGCCTACTCGGAAATAGGCTGCAACTGGAGATTATCGTCAAGACCATCAATAGTCCTGCTAACTCCTTCGATGCTATCAAATGCTTTTTTTGTTCCATTGTTTACCCTTGTTTCTATCAAATTAGGTTTAGCAATAGCTAATTTAGTTAAGTTATGCCTCTTAAATATATCTAAATAACGAGTCATTTCTAATTCTATTTCATTATTTTTTTGTTGTAATTCTAATAATCCTTCTGATTGTATTTTAAAATCTTCTTGCAAAGTCTTAATAGCTTCTTTTTGCTCTTGGTCTCTAAGCTCAAATGCTTGATTTAACTCTGCTAGTTTAGAGTTTTCATTCCAAAGAAAAAAAGTAAATAAACCTAATATTGCAATAACGCCTAATAAAATTCTACTCATCTTTATTAAACTCTCCCATGCAATTTGTCCAAAATTCTGTATTTATTAAGTGTTTACAATTTTCATATTGTTTACGCCATTCTTCAGGATCATAATCATCAGACCATTCTTTTTTAGGCATAGGTACTGTGCAACTTGTAAGTATAATAATGCCCAATAAATAACGCATTATCCGTTTAGTGGATTATCGTCTTTATTTTCTAGTTTGCTTAAATCTTTTTCAAGACTTGTAAGATCAGCTTTGATTGTAGCAATGTCTGTTTTAATTTCAGTTACATCAGGAACAGAAATACCATCTATTTCTTTTTCTAAAAACTGAACAGATGTTTCTATTGATGCAAAGCGTTCTTCAATAACTTTCATTTCGCTTTCTGTTTCACCCAATCCACCAATCTTAGCTTCTAGGTTAGTAATACGATTAACATAGGTTGCTCCAGTCCATCCAAACCCTGCTAAGGTAGAAACTATTGTTGCAAGAGCAATAAGTTGTCCTGTTTTACTTTGAAACCAATCCATAATTATCTCCACATATTAGGTTGGTCATTTATCATTTGACCTAATCCTTTTAAATTATCATTTACCAGTCCATAAAAAGCACTGGTATTATCATCTAGTGTAGCAGAAGTATATATATCAGAGCTACTGTACCAGTCTTGAGCATCAGGTACGCTTACTTGTGAATAGTTATTAAAAGCAGGTACATAACCTATTAGTGCTATTAGTTTGGATTCATCACCATATTTACCAGTATCTTCTTGTTCTTGTTCTATTTCTTCTTGTTGTGCTTCTATGTTTGCAGCAATAATCTTATCTGCTATTTGGTCTGCTTCTGATGCTGTCATTACTCCTGAAGATGCTGTATCAATCTCGCCTTGAACATTTTGCACTTGTACATCAGCTACAACCATAGATGCTGAATTGTCAAATGTAGGCAAAGGTGTTATAGACATTGTTGCATTACTAGAGCCACCCATCTCATTTGACATAGATAAAACTTGATTAGATTGTTGTGTTGCACTAGCAAACTGATCTGATGCACTAGGACTACTAGAAGTGCTTATTCCACCGCTAGATGCTGTCGTGCTTCCTGTGGATACATTAGTGCTAGAAGCATTATTAGATGAATTATTTGTTTGAGAGCCACCAGAGGCTTGTGAGTAGCTGTTAGCTGCTGTTTGTACTCCTGCTCTAATTACATTAAGTGCTGTAACCATTAATTTATTTTTTCCTGTAGGCGTATCAGATTCTACTGCTGCAAATTCTTCTTCAACTTCTTCTAAAGTTTCTTCCCTTATTTCTTCTTCTCTTTCTGCAATTCTTTCTTCTTCCATGATTTCTTGCATTTCTTCTATTTCTTCAAATATTTCTTCTACAACTTCTTCTTCAAANATTTCTTCTATAAATTCTTCTTCTGGTTCATCAAGATTAGCAAGTTCTTCTTCAATTCTTTCTTCAAAATGTTCATTAGTTTCTTCTTCAAACCATTCCTCCAGTTCTTCTATACTATTAAATTCTATAAATGTTTCAGGTTCGCTGTAATCTTCAACTAAAAATGTTTCTTGAAATATAAATTCTTCTAGTAATATTTCTTCTTGATGAAAAGGCTCATCATGGTGTGGCATAAATTCATCTATAAATGGCAAGGTTTCAGGTTCAAAAAATATAATTATTTCTTCAACCATTGGCTCTGAAAAATAATCATTAAGGTTATCTCCAAAATCTTCAAAAGGTGGAAACATCTCATCTTCATAAATTTCAACTATAGTAAACTGTTCTTCAAAACCATAATCGTCATGGTAATCATCTTCAAATATTCCAGTAGCAAACTGTTCTTGTTCGTCTATAAAACCATAGTCAACATTGGTGTCATCAAAGAAAGCTACTGATTCTTCTTGGCTATAACCTGCACAAAAAGGTGCGTATTGAGGGTCCTCATCACATTGTTGATCATCATAGGCTTCCCAATAGGTAGGACATGATTCACTATAAAGCTGAGTGATATTACATTGCTGTGTTAAATATGCTGCTGCATATCCTGAACAAGATTCGTTATTTAGTGGATTGCTACAATCTATAGCATTACCAGTACCCACACCATATAAAGAACCACCACTTTCTAATAAAGTATTAGATGATGTGTTGTTCCAATCAGTATTTACACAGGAACTAGAATTGGTTGTGCCTGTACTACATTCATCATGGTATAAATAAGTATAAACTTGTGAAGTACCACTTCCTATCTCGCCAATTAAAACATCGTGTTTGATTATATTTAACGCACCATATCTAAATTCAAAAGTATCGTTAGTCCAAAGTATTACTTCAAAGCTATTATCAGTATTACTCCTATTGTATTCACGCAAGTTATACCAACCAAAAACAGTTTTATCGCTAAAACTTTTCGCTAACATCTTAGAGCCATTATCTCTAATTAAATCAGTCCAAAAAGGATATAAGGTATAGATGTGTTGTCCTGTTAATGGATCAGGCGTGTAATCATTACAGTAAGCACCTGTAGTTTTAAAGTGAAGGCAGCCATTAGTAGCCATTCTGCCTTGTGTAAAAGATTGACCATAGAAATCAAAAGTAAAACCTAGATTAAATGCAGATGAAACTTGGTCGTCTGATGCGTTTAAACTTGTTGTTCCTGATTCACCTGTTAAATCAATTAAAGACTGATTAGCTTCGTATATGTATTGGCTTAATACATTAAGACTGAATAAACAGGCTATTGTGCATAAAATTCTTTTTTGCATTGTTTTGTGGTTTTAGTTTTTCTTGTGTAAGTTTTTTTAACCAAACCCACAACATCTTTATTAATCTTGGCTCTGTTTGGATTAGNTTCATGTGTACATTTAGCTATGTATTCTTTTTCAGCATCATCTACATCAGGTCTTTTAGATTGGTTTTTATCCCACTCGGCTTTTGCTTCTTTGCCTATTTTGCCCTCATATGGACAAGGTGTGCCTGCCATAGACATAGCTTTAAATACTCTTTCATCTTGGCATAACAAAGCAACTGATGCTACTTTCATACCCATATCGTATAAATACTTAGATAGTTTGAGTCTTTCACAGTTTTTATCTGTAATAGTTTTGCCACCTGAAAAACCAAATACTTGTCCTTGAAATGCACCTGATATACCAGTAGTACATAAGTCTTGTGAATAAGACATTATAGATGGAGCAATAGCAGATGCAGGGGGAGCTTCTGATTTAATGTTTTGGTTAATTGTTTGTGTGCTATTGGATTCGTTTATGTTTCTATTAGTGTTATCAGATTTAGTGTTGTTATTATTCTGATTAACATTGTTTGTCTGTACATTAGATTCAGATTCAGATTTATTAATGTTTGTATTCTGATTCGTATTATTTGAAGTTGAGTTATTTGTGTTATTAACATTCTGATTTACTGTTGAATTTACTGTCGAATTAGATGTAGATGTATTCACATTATTGTTCGTGTTGGTGTTGTTTGATGTGGAATTTGCTGTTGAGGTATTTACATTTACATTATTGTTTGTATTAACATTTGTATTGCTATTAGTGTTTGTCGCAGTAGTNGTATTAGTATTTACATTTGTATTTGAATTGGTATTTGTATTCGTAGCGGTTGAAGTATTTGTGTTTGTATTCGTGTTTGTATTTGTATTAGTATTAGTAGTTGTAGTTGTATTTGTTGTATCTAAACTATTATTTTCACAATACTGCGAACCATTAGTACAAGCTGTACCTGATTGCTGTGATGATTGAGCATATGCAGTAGTAGAAAATATAATTCCTAAAAATATAATTAACTGGTAAATATTATTTTTCATTTGGAATGAATACACCCAATTCTATAAGTTTACCTCTGTTTATTAAGTGTTCTGCTTCAATATCATTTTTACTTTGCCCATAATATGCAACAGCCAAATAGTTTTCTATCATAGAAACATTAATGTTAATGTCATCTACAATAACTTCTCCTAATACACGACCATATTTACCTTTAGAATCTTTTAACTTTGATCTTAAAACAACTTTTTTCCCATCATCAATGGCATCTTTAAGGAATTTTGAAGCTATTTTGCCTCTAGCTTTTTCGTCTTTGTCTCTTGTTCTTGATTCAGGTGTATCAATCCCATAAAGGCGTACACGACACTTGTGAAGAATAGAAAAACCAAGATCAAGGACAACATCAATAGTGTCGCCATCAACCACCCTAGTGACTGTGCAACCATATTCATACATTATTGTTCGCCTTTAAATGACTTAGAGCTATTGTTAGTGCCTGCGTATAGACCAAACCAAGCTGCTCCTGCACCTACAATAATAGATATAAGACCTGATTGTTCAAGACTAGGTTCTTCTAATCCCATAAACCACATGGTTGAGTAATATAGTAAAAACATATACACACTTAAAAACAAGCGTGGAAATATACGCCAAGCATCGACTGCTTTAGCAAGATGAATCCATTTTTGATAAGGATTAACACCAGTGTTATTTATACTGGTATCTATATCTAGTTCTAAATTAACTTTTTTAGTTTGTATTTCTTCCATTTATAACTCCTAATTAACAAACATTCCTGCAAGAACGCCTGAAGTAATCATCAAGATATACAATCCCCAAATCATATTTTCTAGTTTATTGAATCTTATTTGCCCTTGATCTAATCTTTTTTCGATGTTTTCATATCGAATAGTGCACTCTCTTTCATGTGCTTCTATTTTACCAAAAGCCTCTCTGACAGTAGCCATGTTACTTTTTCTTTTTTCTTAAAGCATAGGCTTCGTTTTTTTTAGTTTTAGGATCATCTTTAACATATTGACCTTTACTATTTCTAGCTCTAACTCTTTCATAGCCATCCATAAACCAATCTTTAATTTTTTTCCACATATTTTTCTCCTAACTTAAATAAGCAGCAATACTAGCTACTAAAAATATTGATAAAATTTCAATCATGAACTCGGTGCATCAGGAAACTCTCCCAATGGTCTAGTTGGTGGATCGTCATCGTTATATACATATAATGCTGCGAGTGCATCTACAGTTGATACTGCGTTAATTTTTGTTATCATGCTATTAGCTGTTGTTCTAACTCCTGATCTATAAGTAGTCCAATCACTTGCAACTGTACCACTTGTTTCAGTAGCTTTAATAACCATCCAATCGTTAGGTTGCAGTAAGCCGTAGGCTTGTTGATCTATTATTTCAGAGTGAGTATATTTTAAACCTCTAACTAAAGTATCACCTGAGCCTGAATCTGCTAAGTCTTTAGCTGTAGCTGTACCATAGGTTGCTGTAACTTTACCACTACCAAAAGCAAAAGACTGGTCAGTATTTATATAATATTTAGGGTCTTTATAATTGGTGTTGTTAATTACAACCTCATAAATACCTATAGCTTCTAGTTCAGAGCTAGACCAAAGCATAAAAATATTACTAGGATATTGTGTATCCCCTAATGTTAATTGTTTAGGTCGTGTAAAAACCTTGCTTACACTTCCCGA